ATGTGTGAGTTGGAAGGGCAATCTGTTGGGTCAAGTCATGAAGGGACAGCTGCATTAACGCCTCAGCAGCTGCGTGAAGCTCGACTTGCTCGTTTCTCGCCGCAATCCGCTGCTGGAGGTGGCTCACCCGCTCCCTGAGACCACGAAGTTGTGTATCCCTGTCGTGATATTGGTCTGCACGACGCCGCCGAAACAAGTAGAACATCGAAGGCTTCGCATCTCCAAAGGCTGCGAGATCCTTCTGTGCCCTGGCGAGTTGGGCTTCGAGAATCGGCATTTTTACTTCATTTATCGCTTGACTTCCCGAGTTCCGTTTTTATCCCAAATCATAATCGGACCAACTATTCTTGCATGGACATCTGACTTCCCGATACATCCCAAGAATTCGCACGATCCTCTATTATGCCGCGAGCAGAAAAGCAGCCCACGATCATCTTTCCGAACAGATCCTCTGTGCTGATCGTGGCAATGATGACACAATAGACGTGGCTGTGGCACTTTGGGTTGATAGCGATACCTGTCAAGAATTTCGGAAAAGGGCATTGGTGCTTCTTTTTTTACCTCCATCTTCGACGTTTCCTTCTTAGACATCGCACTCGTCATCCGAACCGTCTTGACTCGGTGGCACATGATACACAGTGCTTGTAGATTCTCGAGGTCGTTACTGCCTCCATCTCTGAGTTCTTTGATATGGTCGATCTCATAACCAGATTCATCGAAAGGTTCTCCTTTCAATGGACATGTGTAGTCCAGAATAGATGCGGCACACTTAAACCGTTGGCGTCCCGCAACCCGTCTCTTTTGTGATTCCGTTACGTTTCGGATCATTGTTAGTGATTGTGAACTATGTTAAAGCTTAACGCCGACGTGTGTGGTGGCGACGGCTGTGACGACGGCGACGAGTTCCGCCATGAGTGCGAGAGTCCTCTTCGAGTTTGCGATACTTCTCATTCAGATCCGCAACCTTCTTCTTGAGCTTCTCTACGTGAGCAGCGTGGTCCTGCGGCTTGATGCGCTTCAGACTGGGATCGCTGGTCCATGCATGTGCGTGTTTGGTGCGTCCCAAATCATCCTCGGCCTGTTTGATTTTCTTTAGCAATGCCGCCGCCTTCTGTTCCAGCGTGGGCATTTACTTCCTACGCAGGGTTTTCCGGTGGCGGTGGCGGTGTCGGCGGGTTCGGCCGCCTAACTTGTTCTCACTCTTCAATCTCGTCTGGACTGCGTCAAGCTCTTTTTGTGCAGCTGCGATTGCATCTACTATGAATTGCAGTGATTTCTGAGTGTAGGCCTCTCCCGGCGATGTTAGAGCGTTTTGCTGTTTAGTGAGTGTGATTACTCTTGTTAATGCAGTTGTTAATGATTCCATATCGGCTGGAGTCATAGGCAGTCTTTGACTTCGCGTAGCTGTAACTGTACCCAACACGGGTGATTCGGTTGTAGTTGTAACTGAACTGGGTGAGGTATCGGACATTACTCCCTTACAAGCTAATCTTCACGGACTTGCCTGTGGATCCGCGCCCCTTCTTCGCCGGTTGCTGGACGACACTCGTCTTGATATCCCTCAGAAGCTCATCAATGCCCGGGGGAGGACGAACCTGCTGCTGAGGAGGCGGTGGCGATGGCTGAACAGGGGGAGGAGGCGCCTGGGGGCGACGCTGCTGGACACCGATGCGAACAGGCTTATCCTGCGGCGGCTGCTTCGGTACCAGATTGGGCGGCGGCGCAGGAGGTACCGACTGCTGCATGAAACTCATCAGACCGGCCAGAGGGTTAGCAGCCTGTTGGGGAGGCGGGACACTCGCGGTTCCGCGCATCTGTTGTGCCTGATTCTGCATGGCCGCACCCGCCAACTGACGCGCGATATCCGGGTTCTGGCGCATGATGTCCTGGATATTCGGGATGGGTGCCTTCTGTGCCATCTGATTTGTCAGATGCACCATGTAGACCATCATGCATACACGCAGCGGAATACGAACCAGCGGGTGCATCTTCATATTCTCACCATACAGGTCATAGAGCTCCTCGAAATCATCCTCAAGATCCACAACGTTCATCTGAGCAGCCTCAGACAGACCGTCGAGCTGTAGACCGAATGCCTTGACCATGGGGACATTCTTTGACCCCCACTCGGCGGCAGACATGCCAGTAACAAACCACTCAGAAAACTGCTTGATCGTGGAATCCATGGACTTCTCGCGACGAATAAACTCCAGCTCCAGCTTCATCTCGTCGAGCGGCGAATCGATGGTGAAGCGCTTCCGCATCGGGACTCCCATCTTGGAAAGACGCTCAAACTTGCGGAGAAGGTCGTACTTCTCACGAAGAACATGGTCGTCCGACATGCGCATCGGTGCAGATGGTGTCATGTAGGGCTCAGCATTGAGGTTGGCCATGCCCCCCATCTGGGTCGGCCCCGTCTCTTCAAATGTCGGAACAAGACGAGGACCGGGTGTCGGCGCAGGGGCTTCCGTTCCGCCACCAATGTCAGCAAAATCCAGGGTGGGGAGGTCGATCGATTCAAGATTGGTGACTCCGCCTCCCACGAGTCGGGGGTTCACGAGGAGATCCGTCTCCATTTACTTCTCCTGCGGGTCTGTTTCGTAAGCTTGGAACGCGACAAGGCATTTACTTCGTATGCTCCAAGACCCACAAACCCTGAAGAAATGAATCCGCCAAATCGTCCTTCTTCGGATGTGCTGCGAAATGAGCTTGATTCCCTGCAGGAACGAGTTGGAATGCATGAGCTATGCCTGTCTTTTTGCGACCTTTATACGATGCGGTCGAATCTTCCACAGTCACTATGTTTGACAGCTTGTGCGTTGCCGACACTCCCACGCACCGAAATCCCCGACACGAAAAATACATCTGGATCATCGCCTGGACTCCGAACATCCGCCGATCCATCTGGTTCTCTACGCACACCACGTCCGCCCCCTTCCAAGACTCTGATCGCCGGTCAAGACTACGAATAATGTCCGGAGCCAAATCGAGACACGAACCCTGTGTGGCTGAAGATACACACTTCTTCCATGTATTCTGCTTGAGATGATTGTAGACCAGCTTAATCAAGTCCACTTTCTTCTCTGCATCTGACGTGATGCCGAGCTCCTTCATATGCTCATGGAGCTGGTTCACGGTCTTCTTGTTCAGTTCAACTTTGGTGATCTTCTTTTGTTTCTTTGGAACGTGACGTGCACACGCGAACGTTCCATCTGATGCATGTTCATATCGTGCGGCCGTCTTGCACTTGTGACAGTGAATCGATCCGACCCCCGCCGCCTCTCCAAGAATATCAATGATATTCCAGTCTACGATGCGAACATCGGCTCGAGATGTTCCTTCGAGGACACAATAGGCGAGGTTTCGCAAACCAATATCGAACGAAACGACCTTCATTGTTTGTTTATCCAGGTAAGTTGTAAATGCCCTGTGATTGCGTCTCCAATGTACCGGTTCAGCCGTTCAGACTGAGCTGGTTGCGAAGGCCTACGCCGTTGCCTTCAGTAGCGACAGTAATACCGTCTTCGAGTCTGCCTTTCCAAACGGGATCCCCCGCTTCGTCAGGATATCCTGCAGCTCCTTCTTCGTCTTAGACTCGAGCGTATCCGTATCAAGCGGCGCCGGGGGGCCATCGACCACCTCGGGCGCCGGAACCTTCTCCGACTGTCCATCCTCTTCGTCGTCGACAGATGCGCGGTCATCCTCTGCTTCCGGCGGAGGAGGGGCGGGTTCCACGGGGCGCTGCTGGGGGAGCTGCTGCACCACCTCCGAGAATGCGCTTACGAGACTGTTCATGTTCGTGAAAAGCTTGGTCTGCTGCCAGTAGAGCCACGCAACTACACCGGCCAGTGCGAAGACAGCAGTGCCGACCAGGGCGACTGCGCCGATCATAGGATCAAACGAAAGGGCATCCATTTATGTTGTCGCACGACAGGAATACTGTAAGTGGAACGAAGTAAATATCACTCACTAACAAATGTCACGCATTCTGTACGTTCTGGCTGCTCTTCTTGTTTTGGCTCTTCTCGTTTCACAGACTGCGGCGGCTGCGAAACCGGTGAAGCTTCCGCCCACGAGTCCGTCTGCGACGGGTGATCACCAGTTTACGACCCCGGCGGGTAACACGCTTCTTTACTGAACCCGCAGTGGTAGGTTCGTCTGACTGAATAACTGCAATATCACGACGACTGAAGAATGCGAACTCTCGACTAGGCCTGTCCCCTCGATACGCCTCCTCAATGTTCACCGAAAGGAACGGGGTTGAACCGCCATTCGCGACGATATCGTCTTGCCGAATAGTACCCTTCAGGAACTTCCCCTTTTCACGCATGCATACCCTTGTACCGTGTGCGAATGTTCCCAGGGGTCGAGTGTCTGGCTCAGTCTTATCAAGGAACTCGCATCCAGCTGGAATCTGAGAATATGCTATGATTCCGGGGTCTTCCATTATCACTCACTTAGAAATCTTCCACCCACTACACAATGAAGAAGTCGTTCAAGTACGCCTTAGCACTTTTAGCTACAATTCTACTGATCTCGTTCTTCAGTCGTGAGAGGTTTACAATGTATCCGTCGTCTGAAGAACCCGAGAAGCCCGAGACACTCCTGCCTCCCTTTAGCTACGCCATGTTTACACAAGGAGGCGACGACGTTACACCTGAACCAGACCAGATTGGAAACGATCTGCCGATGGGGAACTCTTAGAACTCCTCGTCGAACCGCAGCTCACTGCTTCCCATCGGACGCGAATAATCCGACACCTTCTTCTCGAAAAAGTTGGTCTTGCCTTCCAGTGAAATCAGATCCATGAAATCGAACGGATTCACAGTCTTGTAAATCTTCGGTGTGCCCAGCTGGACAGCCAGACGATCGGCAACAAACTCGATATACTGAGACATGAGCTTCGCGTTCATGCCAATCAGAGAGCACGGAAGCGCATCGCAGATGAACTCCTTCTCTAGTTCAACGGCCTCCTTGATGATCGTGTGGATCCGGGTGGCGCTACGTGACTCCATCGTGTGGTAGACATCCACGGCGAACTCGGTATGCAGCCCCTCGTCCCGCGAGATGAGCTCATTCGAGAAGGTCAGACCCGGCATGAGGCCGCGCTTCTTCAGCCAGTAGATGGAGCAGAATGCACCAGAGAAGAAGATCCCCTCGACACAAGCAAAGGCGATCAATCGAGTCTGAAAGTCATCCTGAGACTCAATCCACTTCTTCGCCCAGTCGGCCTTGCGCCCGATGCAGGGGATGGTGTTGATACCATCAAACAGCTTCGCCTTCTCGGCCTCGTCCTTGACATACGTATCGATGAGAAGGGAGTATGTCTCCGAGTGAATTCCCTCCATCGCATTCTGAAACGAGTAGAAGAGCTTGATAACCGGAGACGAAACCTCACGCTGGAACCGAGACGCCAGGTTCTCCTGAACGATTCCATCTGAACCTGCGAAGAATGCGAGAATGCGGCCAACAAAATGCTTCTCATCCGAGGTCAGCTTCGCCCAATCCGCAATGTCCTTTGTAAAGTCAATCTCGTCCGGCGTCCAAAACACGGCAACGGACTGCTTGTACTTGCGATACAGGTGCTGCTCGGACGCCTTGATCGGGAAGAGAGTGTAGGACGCCATTGTAGTATATGCAGAGAAAGCGCCTAAACGAAAAGTTGTGGATGTAACACAATGAGCAGTACGTCAAATCTGCAATCCCTGTTAACGTATATATTACGCCCATCGTACACGTACTCGAATGGGGCATTCACGACAGTGATGAATCTATCGAATATCAACCGTCTGACCGCGAATACGGTTACGTATCAGGTTCTGTACATTGGAGACAGTAGCAACAATGTATACGTCGGAAGCAATTCTGGAAATTCTACAGTGTACGCGACAGCCTGTAATGCGTCCTGCAACTCCACTCTCGGACTGTTAGCCGCCACCGGCCTCTCAAACTCAACGCTCTCTGAGTTCGTGGGATATTACACTGGCGGCAGTGCCTCCAACGTGGTGAACTCAGTGCTTGTGGGGGGATATGCTGGATATGGAGGTTCGAACATTAGCAATTCAATCCTAATCGGAACATCGAATTCGGCAAGTGGTCTCACTTCAATTTCGAATACAATCAGCATCGGAGGAAATGCAGGGGGTACCGGTACGTCCAACCTCTACCTCGGCACAACAACGGGATCGAACATGACGGGAAGTGGAAATATCTTTGTCGGGCACGGCATTTCCTTGGCGAATATACCGTCGTACACATACGCAGCATCCCAGTCAGGCGGTGGAATTGTGACGGCAACATGCAACTACACTGCGTCTTCGTCGAGTAACCTGTTCATCGGTCTGGGAGCAAGTAACATGCTGATCTCCGGGAACCTCTCGAACGGACTATTGTCTATCGGAACGACGGACACGAGTTCCTACGCCCTCGACGGGTTCGGGCAAATCAACACACCTGCGTGGGGTGGAACGATCACAGGTGTTGGGCAATATGCAACAAGTGGATATGGATTCCTGGCGCTAGATGTTTCAGGATGGACACGCATTCGCTCTGGACTGGTGATCGCAACAGATCCATACAACCCGGGTGGCATCAATGCAGCGTCGTCAAATGCAAAATATGAGTTGGATGTCAACGGACACCTGCGCATTCAAGATGGCTACGGTGCTCTTACGTACTCGAATTCATACGGCGGCGTATCCAGTAACACCCAGCTCCTGCTTTCGAACGTCGGAGGTGGTAGCACGACCGTGAATATTGGCGCGGGTGGCGCGGGTGGTGCTCTCAACGTAAGTGGTCCGGTCACTGCAGGTGTGGTGCAGATGACGGGATGCTATACGGTACGTGGCACGGTTACGAGCGGAAGTGCCGCGAACAATACTCTTAACCTGTATACAATCACCTCGCCCGGGTATTTCCAGGTCACGGTCATCGACACCAAAACCGCTAATTTCTATATAACGTCGAGCTTTACTGCGACAATTTTACCTGCAAACCTATCGTCGAGTGTGTTTCAGGTATTCTCGAATAGCAGCGGTGGTAACCTAACGCTCAATATTGCATCATCGGTGATTATTTTGACGGACGTCACGGGTGGATCACGAGTTCTTTCGTATAACATCACAGCCTTCCCTACATCTTAAGTTTCTCTGTCATCTTGCGAATCGATACGGAGGACACACCCGACACTGCCGAAACTTCACTCAACCGCCCACCCAGTACATGTGCGATCACCCCGGCCACGATGGTCTTGGGTGTATGTTCCATTTCGGGAAGCGTATTCAACAGAAGAAGAATCGCGTCACGCTCCTTGTCGCCAACCCCAAGATCTGCACAGATCCGTTCGGCGATCCCCAGCTGGGTGTTCAGGACGGACGAGACCTCGCCGTCAAATCGACTGAGCCCCTTGCACATGGCTCGAATCGAAACATGGAACAGATTCGAAATTTCCTCGTGGGTGCGAGTTGCATTATGTTGGCGACAGGCGGTGAAGACGGCTCCGGCCATCAATGCGCGACGAGTCTCGCCCCGAGACTTCCGGGCATCTTCAATGTGCTTAAAGAGCGCACATGCATCATGACTGATCGCCTTGGGGAGTCCGATCCGGGAACAGGATGCCTGGATCGACTCGAAGATTCCCATCCATGAACGTTCTCCGTGGCTCGAGAAAGACCATGCTGACAGCTTGGCAATGGTCTTGGCCTCCTCTGATTGTCCGGGAATCCTCCGCCGCATCATCATGGAACCATAGGACGAGTCGGGAAGAAGCTCGTTGGTGACACCCCCGGTACGAGAGGGGTCGTCCTCCGTGTTTGCGTAGATTCGCCACTCGGCACCCTCGTCGACAATGCTGCCGATAACCGTTCCACAATCTGTGCACACATGTTCGCCATCAGCGCACGTAGAATTGACATGGTCACAGTTCATGCTGTTGAAGTTGAGTGTGTAGATACCTTTTCGTTTTCAGTTGTTCATGTTCATGTTCATGCTTGCCAATGTCAACGGATCATATGGCATGGGACGGTAGTTCGTGAGCAAACTCGGACGACCACGATTCATCTGCTGCTTCGTCCAAGAGATCAACAGATAGTCATTGTTCACAGGCCACACGGCAAAGCCGGATTCCGATAACACGTTGATCAGGTACTCTCGCGCCTCTGCGATCTTGAACAATGGGTACCCAAAAACAAACTTCGGAACCTCGAAAATCGTGTACGGCACATCCGTCGAATGAATGGCCTGTTTCTTGATCTGTGCGTAGATCTGCGACAAAACAGGGCGCATCGCGGACATGCGGCGTTCGCGTTGATTTTCCTGTTCTTGGATGACGTCTCGGGCTTTCAGCATCCTTGCTCTTGACAGGTAGAATGTTCAAGGCATTGGCACTCGGGGGAGGGGGCATTCGAGGATTTCTATTGTTTGGTGCACTCAAGGCACTGCGCGAACATCAAGAATTAAAGTTCCCAGATGGAATCTACGGCTGCTCTGTGGGTTCGGTCATTGCCACTGGACTTGCATTTGGCTTGACATATGAGCAGATGGAGGAGATCGGATACAAGTTTGTAAACACATCGGCATTTCTTCCGTCGTATCGTCATGCAACGATCCTCGCCTTCACTCAGAAGAAGGGTCTGTTCACAATGGACTTGACGGAGGAACTGTTTCTGCGGATCTTCGATTCCGTGGGCATTGATCTGCGAGGAAAGATGATCGCAGACGCTCCCCAGAAACTCTATCTGTTAGCCTCCAACATCACCACGCAGCGCCCGACATTCCTGACCGGCAACATTCCCATTCTTGCGGCCATGAAGGCGTCCTGTTGTCTTCCATTCATCTACCACCCACAGGTGATTCACAATCAGCTGTATATCGATGGCGGGGTGTACGCGGAGAACATGTATGACGCTGTGCCAAAGGGTACTCTTGTTCTCGACATTGCGCATATTAAACAGTCTATCTTTCCGTCGACACTGGACACAATCTCTGTGTTTGACATGGTGAGGACACTGTGGGCAGGTCTGCGGTCGATACGTGTCCATGCGGATGCCATCAACTTGAATATTGATGGAATCTACCTGTTGGACGAGTTGAAGGACGACGATAAGAAACGTATGATTGATGCTGGATATGCACAGGCTTCACGATTCCTCACCAAGCGTCTTTCGCAGGAAGGCCAGAACATTGTCGGCGGTGACCATGCGATCGAAGTCGTAGACGCCACTTGAGGTCTCGAGCTTGATCGTCGGGTATCCATTGACTTCGTAGAGCGATGTCGTCTTCCGATCCTTATCTCCATCTACTTCCACAGGCTCGACTGTGGTGGATCCAAACTTCGGATTAGACGCGAGAGCAGCCTTGACCTTCTCCCACTCGGGCATGGCCTTCTTTGAATGACCACACCAGGTCGTGTAGAAAAAGTACAGCCTTGCCGTGTTCGCGGGAACCTGTTGCTTAGGTCCGGCTGTCCACCAGAAGCGGTACGCGAGTGCCAGAATCAAGAGGAGGACTGCGGCTTCGATCCACATTGTTGAAGGAAGCGAGAAATTGTACGCTGTTTTTCATGCCAGATCCGATAGGCCTCTTGTGGACTTACCTTCTCCTTGATCTGTATCCACGCAACATCCGTGGTCATACGCTCTGGTTCATATGGACGCGGGGAAATGGTAAACCAACGTCCATGAAACCGAACTGCCTTCATATTAAGTTAGAGTCTTGGTTAAAGGGTAAATGGAAGTGCTGGGCAAGGTCGCACTTGCAATGGCACTCAATTATGGAGTTCATTATGTATCCATGACAGCTCACAATTGGATGTGCATTCCTCATACGCTCGGAGAGGTTGCGAAGACGCTCTTTACAACAGCAAGTCCAGCATGTTCTACGCTTCTCGTGGTGGGACAGCATACACAGAATGCCTATGCGGCGGCCGTGACGACAGGCGTCACAGCTTTAATTATTGACGTGTTGAAGTCGTCAGCTTAGACCAGCCCACCACTCGGGAAACCAACCAGTCCGGCGCCGATGCCGAAACCCGCACCCGTCCGCGCCGACGAGCCAACACTGGGCGCATAGACATCAAGGATCGCGAATGTAGCCGTTGCAACCAGGGCGATCATACCAACCTCCGACGCCTTGAGCGTCTTGCCGGGCAGCACATAGGCGGCGATGGCCACCGCCAGACCCTCCAGTGCATACTTTACAAGGCGCATTAAGAGATCACTCATGTCAACTCCAGACGACGTGGGCTTGGGCTTAGACTCCATTTGTTTGTTAAGAACGTGCGAGTATTTTTTATGTGCCCGAAGACGGCACAGAAAACCTGTATCCAATCACCACGAGGGCGGCGACCCAGATGACCCACCATGAGATGTAACCGGAGATGAAGCGCAGGATAATCCAGAACACAAGGGCGTGAACCAGAGCGGTGGTAATGTCGCCGTGTCCACCGTTCGGGAGAGACAGAAGGACACCCGGCGTCAGCAAAACAAACAGGAGCGCAGTGGTGAAGAGATCGTACATTATTCACTGCGTAGAAAGGACTTTCAAACTAAGCGACACAGACAATAAAATGCCTCGTGAGCTCCAGACACTCCCGAAGACTGAGGACGATGGCGTCCACGTAGACTATCTTGATGAGGATCCCGAGATCCCGACACAGAAGTACTGCATCATCTCCTTTCTCAGTCCGGAGAAGGTGATCAAGCAGAAGAATGAGTTTATGTTTGAGAAGTTCGTTGAGTGGATGGACTACGAGTGGAAGATCAAGGGCATGGAGAAGTTCATGGCATTCCTGTCGAAGAAGTACGACCTCAAGGTGGACGACCTTTTCAAGGATGCCCAGGAGTTCACGAAGGTTCACAATGAGGATGTGAAGAAGACGGACATCAAGGAGCAGTTCGCGGTCTTCCAGCTCAAGAACGAGAAGGATCTGCAGGAGATGTACGACAACAAGGTCGAGTTCCAGACCAATATGCGTGGCGTCAAGGTGCGTCGTTGCTTTGCGTCGGTCGAGGAGACGCAGATGTTTGCCAAGGTGCTTCAGCGCCGCTACCCGAAGGACAATCTGTTCATCGGTAAGGTGGGCGCATGGCTGCCGTGGGATCCCTCGGAGCACCTCATGCCCGAGGTCGAGTACGCTGAGAAGGAGCTGAATGAGCTCATGCGGAAGTACAAGGAGAACGAGCTGAACAAGGAGATGTTCTTCGCCGAGCAGCGCGACGAGGCCATCAAGAAGCAGAAGGAGGAGAACGACCGTCGTCGTAAGGCGAATGCTCTGGAGGCGGCGGGTGTGAACCGTGCCAACACGGGGGGTGCGGCTCAGCTTGAGGACGTTATTGCGACTGCGTCTGCACCTGTCCACCCCTCGGAGGGTGTGATTCGCGAGTGACACAGTAAATTGTTGAGAAGGAGTAATGGTCCGTCGTAGTTTGAAAAGGGGAGGTCTTGTCCCGACTTCGAGGGAACCCACGCTGGAAGATGCGGTCACCAAGCTGGTGGGAACAACAAAGAATCTTGGTGAGCTCTTGAATCAACCTTGGTCTATCCCCGAGTCCGGAAGCGACAAGAACTTCGAAGAACTCCAAAGCTTTGTACTAGGGAAGCTTCCTGCCGACCACCAAACGGCTGTACAAACGCTTATCGACGAAATTAAACAGTTGGGAGCCACGCCAGTGGGTGGTCATAGAAAAACACGCGGCGGGGTGAATTACGACAGCAAGTTTTATGCGAAATGTGCGTTCTTTGCGCTGATAGAGGTCATTTCAGACGGTTTGGCTGTAACCCCGCAGCTAGTATTCGCAGGAAGTGCATCCGCAGCCGTCATCATAGCAGCCGTCGGAACCCATCTCGGTGCCGTGGGAGCGGCTGGAGCTGGGGCGGCGACAATGGGGCTAATCATGAATCTGTATAGAACCCTCACCAAGAAAAACAGCCTGACGATAGAGGCGGCTGCGGCTGCGGAGGCAGAGGTAGCGGCAGACGAAGGAGGGGGACCCGTCGAATTTGTGCCGCTGAACCCACCGTTGGAGGTAGGCGGTATCACACAAGCTATGGGATGGATCGAAGACAAGGCCAACGCAGATGCGGCATATGCAGCCGAAGATGAGCCCCAACCTGCGGGAGTTGCAGAGATCAAACCCCTGCATGCGTGGATCAATCAGCTACAGAGCAAACCTGGAATCGCAGCTGCGTTCAAACCAGACGCAGAGGAACCGTTTGATGTTGGATCGGCTGTCTCTAAAACATTCCTGGTCGTTTTTAGTGTATTCTATCTGGTTAAGTTAGCCAAGGTCATAAAGCGTGAGGCGTTACATGAAGCACAATTGGCTGCTATTGCAGATCCTCCGGCTCCAGCTCCGGCTCCGGCTCCTGCCCCGATGGCCGCAATTGTCGCAATGGCTGCTGACGTGGCTCCGGGTGCAGCTCCAAACCAGTTGGCTGCTGTTCCGGCGGCTCCGGCGGCTGCGGCTCCAGCCCGGGCACGGCGGCGAATGTCTAGGGTAGCAGCGGCGGCGGCACGGTTAGCTGCTGCTGCGGCAGCGGACTTAGCGGGATATGAGGGCGGGGGATCGGAAGCAGAAGGCGGTCGTCGTCGTCGCACTAGGCGTCACCGCCACCGGCGCCATCTTTCCGTACCCACACGGAAACGGCGTTCTTCTTCTGGACGGATCCGGGGCGGTAGTCGTTAGCTGCCAGGATTGCAGAATGGAACGGCTGATTGTTCACCCATAGCGTCGAGTCGCACATCTTGAACGGCGGGTGATCTGCAGCCTTGTACCAAAACACCTGATCCTCCAGCTTGTTGGAGTTCACGTTGTTGCAAATCACCAAACACTCGAAGTTCTCCGTACATTGATCCATGAACGTGCAGAACATCTCAAAGGTCGGAAACATACCTGCGTAATTCTCGTAAATCCTACGACGATTCCCCAGGATATTCTCGCGGAGAATGAAGACGAAATCTACGTTCGTGCGCAAGTTCGGCGTGATGCCCAGTGGGTACTGCATGGTGATGATAGTCATCATATCAATGTGACGACCGTTCATGAATACATAGCGCGTGGACTCTTCCTTGATCCACGATGCATCGTAGAGGCAGTCGTCGAGAATGAGGAACGCACGGGGATCGACATTTGACTGTCCCCCAGACTTGGAATTGTTGCGTTTCTGCTTCATAACCATCTGGCGCTTAATGACGTTTGTCACAATGTCTGGGCTGTACTTATCGTGAATGAATTTCGATGGAACCATATGCTGAAAAAACTCGTTGGCAACCTCAGTACCCGAGATGACAGTTCCAACCGGAAAGTCATGCTGTGTATTGTAGAGAATATCGCGAACCAAGAACGACTTTCCAGTGTCCTTCTTTCCGATCACCACAATCATCGGACTCTTGCGAGAATCGATCTCGCAACGGTCTTTCAACATGCCAATGTCGAACTTTCGCAGCTGGAAGTTCATTACACTGACCGGTAGAAAGTGTTCCGCGTCTGCTTACGATGTTTCATTCCCCCGCCCTGAACACAATGGTGAAGGATTTAAGGACACAGGCTGTAGACATGAAGCTCCACCGGCTTCCGAAGCTTCAGGCTGCACAGTGGAACCTTACACATGCTCAGCCCTTTTTTCCGTCGCTCGAGCAGTTGTTCAAGACAGAGACACTGACGTCCATGGGTGATTATGGTATCAAAATGCCGGAGGAAGTCGAGTCTGTTGTGGATGCAACACACATCAAGACAACAAAGGGACAGACACTCGATATTCATCGCAAGACTACGATGATCCTGAGCCCGTTCAAGACCATGAAGGGTGAATATTCTGCACCTGGACTTCCTAAACCTGCAGAGACGGCAAGGAGCTATTCGGAGCAGATGCAGAGCCCCCATACAGCGGCGTATGTAGGTGCACTGGCATCGTCGATTCTGTCGAGTTCGGACTGTTCTCATTTTCCGCGCGTATATGGCGTCTATGCTGCGATGGCGACCAAGCACGAAGTCAATATCTCCGATGACTACGAGGAGCTGTGCGACCGCAAGTGGTTTGTTGACAATATCGGAAAGACGTTTGAATTGCGTCTCCGCGGAGAGGGTGGGGATGGGTTCACGCATACCCGTGGTCAGCGCGTGGCTGTACAGGTGGGAGAGGAAATTGATCTCGATACAGAAGATGTTGTAGTCGAGACAGTCGCTGAGCCGGTCGTGGAGGACGTTGTGGAAGAGTATGAGCTGCCTTCGGATTCTGAGCACAGTGAAGACTCCGAATCGGATGACGAAGATGTGTATGATATTCTTTCGTGTGACTGCACTGAGAAATCCGAAGAAGACGCCGATGACGAAAGCATGGAAGATGATGAGTTTGCGTGGGCTACCTTCACCGACGTACCGGTTGTGACAACTGTGATGGAGAAGTGCAGCGGGACGTTCTACGATCTGATAAAGACGACCGAGGATCCCCAAAAGCATACTGCGTGGGTTGCACAGATTGTATTTGCTCTGGCGTATGCCCAGCGCAACTTTGGGTTCATTCACAATGACCTGCACGGAAACAATGTGATGTACGTACAGACCGGAGAGGAGTTCTTGTTCTATCGTCACCATGGCGCAACGTACCGTGTGCCAACATACGGAATTTTGATCAAGCTCATTGATTTCGACCGCGCAACCTTTTCCGTGAAGCTGACAGGCATGAAGGAGCCGCGGTTTTTCATGAGTTCACAGTTCAAGCCTGACGAAGAGGCGGGTGGACAGTACAATCTCGAGCCGCACTATGACCACAAGTCGCCGCGTATTCCGTTAAATCCGTCGTTCGATCTGGCGCGGTTTGCATCGTCTATGTTCTGGGATCTGTTTCCGGAGGGACCTGCGCAAAAGACGGAGCATCCACTGTTTGAGATGTTCAAACACTGGACGACGCTTCCGGATGGGTCGTCGGTGATTTTCAGGAAGAAGGGAGATAACCACGACCGCTACCATGGTTTTGATCTCTACAAGGCGATTACCCGCTACTTGAAGGAGAGTGCAGTCCCGAGGAAGGAGTTGGCAAAATTCAGTCAGTACATTACAACCGCTCCGGTTGCGGCGAAGGTGTTAGTGATTAGCGAGTAAGATTACTTACCCACCATGCGCCACACCATCTTGTGCGTCAGAGCCCAGACGACACCGAAGACAGCCGCGTGGGTCAGGGCAACCGTCGTGCGGCTACCACCCGGGGGAAGGGACAGAAGAACACCCGGCGTCAGCAGAAAGAAGAGAACAGCAGCATACAGAGCCATCCACATTTTATGTTTATTATGAAGTTGAGAAAGTTTCTCAGAAACTGGGCTTCCCTGTAAACATGTCCTGGACTGCCGTCACCATCGGCTCCGCAGCATCCGCGCCACCCAGTGCATATAAAACACCTGCCGTGAGAACACCCGCGCCACCGACGACCTTGGCCGCATCCACGGGCTCGATCGGCTGATCCTTTCCGCGGCGATCCATGACATACATGACTAAGACGACAACGACAACCGCGCCAATAATCAATCCATACGTGTAAACCTCCGACATTTATTGGGACTCTATTTTTTTATACTCAGTGTCAAACGAATCATAGGTTCAGGGAGACTGTACCCTCGGCTGTCACCTTGACGGACTCGTCGTCGTCCGTTTCGAACTCAGCGTCGTCGAGCTTAACCTCCTCGCCCAGGGAGATGGCCGGAGGCGCATCCGAGTCGTCATCGGACTCTTCGTCAAACTGGACAGCCTTGGGAGGCTCGGGGGGCATCTCCACGAGCGCAGGAAGAGGTGCAGCCGGAACCGGAGCCGGAAGCGGTGCCTCCTCCTTCGGTGCCTCCTCGGCGGGAGGTGCGTCGGTCTTGAAATATGCCTTGCTGATATCCTTCCACGGAATGAAGCTGTCGATGACCTCATTCATCGCACCTCCAATCATCGTCTCGATATCGCGGCGGTTACGAGCCTGTTGTTCGGACGTCACACCCACTGTCTTGAACAGGTAAGCGGACGACCAGGAAAGACGCGCAGACTGCTTGTACAGGTCATGCACAAACGTTTCAACCGACGGGCGCTTGAAGTCAATGTCTACGTGAGCCTTCTCCGTCTGCTGGAGAGCAGCAAATGCGCGGATGTAGCTGACAAACACGCCGAGCAGGAGATCCTCGAGGTACTCGCACTTTGACGCGAGAGTAATACGAGTCACTTCCTTCTTCAGGGTCTCCGGGCTCCACTTGGGGATCTGCGTAAGAAGATTCTGGAACGTCTTGAGGATCTGGTCAGGCTGACCGTTACGCTCACACGCAAGTTTTCCACTGTCGTAGATACTCCATAGACCATCTGCGACATGGGGAACAAGTACCCGCGTAAGATTCTCGCGGAGACTGGACTTTACAAACTCAGTGCTCATTTGTTTACAGACGAGTCTAGGAGTTTCACTAAACCGACGCACATGCCGAAGTTTGTTCTCATTCTAATGATTCGCAATGAAGAGAAAATCCTCCTTCGATGTCTCGAAGCTGTAAAGGATGTAGTCGATGCATACTGTATCTGCGACACGGGCTCAACGGATGCATCGCGTGAGATCGCAGCGGAATTTCTCAAGACACACGATGGATGTCTGACGAGCGAAGCATGGAAGGACTTTGGCCACAATCGCACGGTTAGTTTTCGAAATGCACAGTCGTACCTGAAGAAGACTGGATGGGATCTTGGCGATACATATGGTCTTCTTTTGGATGCAGACATGGTGTTCGTCCCCGGGACTCTCAAGACGACCCCCCTTGACCATGAGGGGTATACGATCGTGCAAAAGGCTGGAAACCTTGAGTATCCAAATACTCGACTGGTTAGGATGGACTATGACTGGTCTTGTCGTGGCGTGACCCATGAGTACTGGGATGGTCCCACGAAGCACCTAGGTATCCGCGTCTGCCACATCGATGATCACAATGACGGTGGATGCAAGGCAGACAAGTTTGAGCGTGATGCGAGGCTTCTGGAGCAGGGGCTCAAGGATGAGCCTGAGAATGGTCGATACATGTTCTATCTGGCGCAGACCTACAATGGTCTGGGTCGACTGAAGGAGTGCATCGCAATGTACAAAAAGAGAATCGCCATTGGTGGATGGGAAGAGGAGCTGTGGTATAGTCACTATATGATCGGGAAGTCGTGGAAGGAGCTGAAGAACATTCCAAAGTTCGAACAGTGGATGCTCATGGCACACGAGCGCCGCCCGTCACGGGCTGAGCCAATCTACCAACTTGCCAGGCATTTCAGGGAGACATCTCAGCACCACAAGGCCTACCACTATACCCAGGTTGGACTGTCGATCGAAATGACATCGGATGCGCTCTTTGTGGAGACTGATGTATACACTGGGCTTTTTGAGTACGAGGCCACCATCCTGATGTATTACATCGGTCAATGCCGCCGCGGACTTGAGCTGTCCGCGCAATATCTCCTCAAGGATCGCCCCCACCACGATAGTGTGTACGGCAATATGCCGTTTTACATAGAGCCACTCTCGTACGCGGCCAAGGCGCATCCGATTGATCGTGATGTATTTGGCGAAGACTTTCACCCGACATCCGTGTCCATGTTTTATTTGGATGGCAAACTGATGCACAATGTTCGCTTTGTGAATTATACTATCAACCCCCAGACCGGAAGCTACCTCATGAAGAACAATGGCGGTGTCAGTGAGAACGGAACTGTGCGCACCCAGAATGCCGTCTACAATCCCACGACGGGGGAAATTACAAAGATGCGAGACGATTCGGTGCTGCTGAAGCGTCGGGATACTGCACACATCGTGGGACTAGAGGATGTGCGAGTCTATACCAACGCTGCCGGAACACTCTGTTGCACCGCAACGACATGGGAGTACACGGATAAGATTCGCATCTTCTATTCCGAGTACAATCCCACACAGGCCGTGTATTCTGACTGCCGAATCATCAAGTCGCCTGGGGATCAGAACTGCGAAAAGAACTGGTTGGCTGTCAATGGAACAAACGACATTCTCTATGGCTGGAATCCCCTCCGTGTTGGCGTGTTGAAGGACAATGAGCTGATTGTTCACACTGAGCACAAGACTCCGTATTACTTTAGTCACATTCGCGGGTCAGCTGTTGCATTCAAGCCCGTGCAATACCCCGGAGAGACATGGGCATTGGTACATACGGTCGAATACACGCAGCCGCGGAAGTACTTCCACCTCTTTGTGCGGCTAGGTGAGAACTACGCACCCAAATACATCAGTCGCCCCTTTGTCTTCAAAGGAAAAACGATCGAGTATTGCATTGGGTGTATGCCGGATCTGGCCTTCACGACGCTATCCTGTATCTTTTCGACAATGGATGACAATCCTCGAATCATGGAGATTCCAGTCTCAAGTCTGGAGTGGATTCAAGTGTAGATGTGGCGCCAGGACTCATTCACAGTAGACGCAGTGTCCTTCAAGATGTGACGAGCCGTGTCCACATCAATGGTACAGGGGAGAGTGACCTTCTTATAGAACACATACTCCTTCGCGGTCTTCTCGTCGGCGATGCGAAGAAGATTGATTCGCGTCACCAGAGACTCAACTGACCGAATCAGGTTGCGAACACCCTCTTCCTCCTTGCTGAACTCCTCAATCAAGTACCGAACCGCATCATCTGTCAGGGTCAACTGGCCAGTCAGCTGAATACGGTCTAGAATCTGAGGCCACACATACTTGGTGAGAATGTTCTTCTTGTCCTCACAATTGTACCCCGAGCAGTTAATGACCTGCATACGATCCTTGAGAATCGGGTGCACCTTAGACTCGTCGTTAAACGAGAAGACAAAGAGACACTGGCTCAAGTCAAAGTCCACACCGGCAAAGTACCGGTCGTGAAACTGGCTGTTCTGTGACCGATCCGTCAGGTGAATGAGCATCGAGACAATCTCATCGCCGTGGGACGTGGTTGAGACCTTGTCCAGCTCGTCAAAGTAGAGAACCGGGTTCATGCATCGTGCATTCATCAGTGAGTCGGCGATGCGTCCGCACATGGATCCCTCGTAGGTGAAGGAGTGACCCACAAAGTTAGCCGAATCAGATGCGCCACCCAGCGAGAAGAACTCAAAGGGGCGCCCGAGCACCTGTGCAACTCCGTTCTTGGCAAACGATGTCTTGCCCACACCCATGGGACCCTTGAGAGCAATCACATTGCCGACCGAGCCCGGATTCGAAATCCACTGAGCCAAGGTCTGCATGATCTGAGTCTTGGCCGACGGCATCCCATATACGGCCTTGTCCAGTGTCTCCCGAGTATTGGCCAGGAACTTGGCACACGGCTCCGCTCCATCCGTCAGCTTCACAGGCAGGGGCACCATCTTCCCAAAGGGGATCCGAAGGAATGAATCGACCCACGTGCGAAGCTTGTATCCCTCCGAACCATCCATCTCATTCAGAATGTCAATCTTCTTGATGACAGACGCCTTGAGCGAATCGGGGATCTCCATATCCAGAACACGGAACTTGTAAGGGACATCACCTTCATTCACCAGGCCAGAAATACGCTTCATCAGCTCATTGAGTCGCCGACGCTTGGACTTGGACTGATCCATGTAATACTCCTCTTCGTCCTCATTGAGCTCGATACTGGGTCCATCCTGCTCACGGTTGTTGACCTTCTTACCGACATACTTCTTCTTCAGGTGGCTGAGAAACTCATCCTCTGACTCAGACTCCGTCTCCTCCTCGGACTCGGATTCGTCAGCACCGACAACAAGCTTCCCATTTCCACTAACGATCGTGTGAAGGTGGAGCTTAACGGATACCTTGGATCCTCGAGGGAGAGAAATGACAGGTGCCTCTTCCTCTTCCTCCTCCTCTTCAGTCTCGTCCTCGTCTTCGTCTTCGTCCTCCTCGGGCATGTACTCCTCCTCGCTGCTGCTGCTGTCGTCCTCGGGCTCGGGGATTAGCGTCTCGTCCTTCACCCATGTCGTCGAGTTCTTGCGCTTACGAAGATTGTAACGAGGGGGCATCTTGCTGCCTCACAAGGAAAAAAACGAAATACATTCGTTTTTTGGGGGCTTAGAGTAATGAGTGAACTTGAGAGCATCAAGGCTGTTGCAGATGAGCAGCTTCAAATGTTGGCTGCACGGGATGCCAAGTTACCCTCCGTCCTGGCCAGTACCCGCATCGTTGAAGCCTTTTTGAAAGCGCATCGTGTCATGTGTTACGGTGGAACGGCCATCAACAACTTACTCCCCAAGGCCGACCAGTTCTATGGTTCGGACGAGGTTCCCGATTACGACTTTTTTACTGAGACACCCCAGGAGCACGGAGTTCTGTTGGCCGACCAGCTATCAGCCGCGGGGATTGAGAGTGTTGAAGTCAAGCCGGGTGTCCATCTTGGAACATACAAGGTTTTCGCAGACTATCACGGTGTTGCAGACCTGACATTCATTGACCCGAAGATTTTCAACCATCTGTGGGGTGAAAAGATCACACGCCATGGAATCCACTATGTACCTCCTGACTTTTTACGCATGTCCATGTACTTAGAACTGTCGCGTCCCGAAGGAGACGTGTCACGATGGGAGAAGGTCTATACTCGTCTGACCCTGCTGAACAAGCACTATCCAATCGTGTGTAGGAAGGTTCCATCCGAAATCGCCAAACTTGACGCGCAGCGGAAGGCGGATACAATCAAGATGCTCAAGGATAACCCGGTTGTTCTGCTGGGGTTCTCGGCTGTATCTCGCCACGAGAAGAAGGCGGTATGGTACACCCCAGTCACTCTCCTGGCAGAGAAGGAGACGATTGAGAAGCTGACAAAGGGGGAGAAGACAGACACGCATGAGGCCACTGAAATCCTCCCCGCTCGAACCAATGTCCTTGACAGCGAAGGCGAAGTCGTATATACATTCTATGAGACCCAGGCCTGTCACAGCTACCATACGACAGGAGATGGCATCAAGATCGGCAGCATCCCCACCCTGCTGACATTCTTCATGGCGATGATGTATTCAGATGAATCCAAGGACGATGTATCACGCCTTATCTGCGTGGCACAGCGCTTGGTGGAATTGGCAGATGATAAGCCGCAGCGCAGATATGCGCTTTTGACCCCCAAGACATGCCTTGGTACACAGAAGGAACTGTTAGATTTGCGTCGTGAGCGCGTGGAGCTCTACGATAAGATGAAGAAGAACAAGACGTCGTCCGACTTTGTCCAGTATTTTTTCACGTACAATCCAAAGTCTGACAAGACAGAACGGGCAAAAACTCGCCGACTTTTGAAAAAGACGCGCAAAGCTAGGCTCACGGGAACATCTGAGTAACCGGAATCGTATTGGAGAGATTGATTGTAACGGCGGATAACTGCGGGAGCGGGTACTGTGGCGGGTTCGTTGTAAGTGTGGCCGGAGTCGAAGACGGAGTTGAAGTCCAGGCGATTCCGTTGCCCATGCCCACGTTGCTGCTTCCGGGATTGTTGTTTCCGCCGTTGAATTCGCGCAGCCCCTGCTGTACCTGAAAAAGGAAGTTATAGCTGTTTTGAACGCCCTTCGAACGATAGGCATTCACACCGACATACTTTGAGTTGTCCGGATTGTTTGTTGTGAACATGAGCTTCAGTCGGCTCTGTGTCACAAAATCCGACGCATCGCGAATGCGCATTCCCTGAAGACCGGATATAGTCTGTCCATTTTGACCACCGGAACTCATTTACTTAGCTGTCATATTTTATCGCCCTGTGAACCAGGTGATGTCCAGATACTGTCCGGAGGGCGGAGAGGCGATCAATGACGGAGGCGGCGCAGCTGCTGCGTGAAGTCCAATCTCAGCTGCCGACAAGGCTCGAGAGTAATATGTCAGCCCACCAATCTGGCCGTCAAACGCATTCCCGGCAACCTGAACGGGCGCATCTTCCTGTTTTGGAAGCTGGTTGAGAGTGTGGTGCTGACGCAGGATACCATTGATGTAGATATCCACGGAGTACTGGGAGACCACGATAGCAAAGTGAATCCACTTCTGAGAGGGGATGTTCGAAATGAGAACGGACTCCATTGCACCGTATGTCGAGACCTTGACTAGGAATGAGTTCGATGTGCTGTCAATATACAGACCAGGGCAGTCAGCTCGGGAGAAGAGCATACGCTGTTGACCATATCCAACGGTCGTGAAATCATTGATGTCCACCCAGCCTTCAAATGAGAACACTGCACCTCCTTCTTGGTTGTTTGACCTCGGGAGGGATGATGTGGATGTATACGGAACCGTACCGCTTTGCGTGGCTGTCTGAATCTGTACAGCAGATGCATCCGTCGATTTCGAGAATGCCCAGGCAGCAGTTCCACCCAATACGAGAACACCGACGCCGATTGTGAGCGGATCCATTGTTCATTACTTAGAAACAAACCCTCTGGCCGTCAGACGCAGGGCTGGACGCTTCACTTCAGGAGGCGACGGAACAACGGGAGTCGGGAGTTTCGCAGCAATGTACACAAGTGGGAGGCTTTCTTCGTATGTATGTTTGGATTGATAGTCGATTGTGCGGGGGTCGACGAATCGTCCGCCCAAATTGTAGATGTAATGAACTCGCACCGGGTCGCTGCGGGTCTCTGTCTTGAGAAGCCCAGTCCTTGCTAATCCGATCGCCCATTTCAAGTCTTCCCCTCGAGTCGCATTCTCGAATGAGATGGTACGCGCAATGTCATTCAGCATGGGGTTCAGGTGATTGGGCGGACGAACAAAAACACCGTCAACGTACATCTTGCCGCTAAGGGGGAACTCAACACTGTGCGTGAATGTATGAGGACCCATCTGTCCACGAATCCGCATCACATCATGCCCGGATTGAAAGCATGTATAGAAATCTTCAAAATATGCATCCGTAACATCGTCATCGTCATCTATGAACGCAGAGTATTTGCCCTTTGCATTCTCGAGAAGAGACTTCCTCTTCAACCCAACGCTCGTTTCCCGGTTGTCCACTGCTTCATTGATGTCAAGACGCAACCCCGGGCAGAGCCGACCGAACTTTTCGAGAATGGACTCTTTCAGTCGTTCACATTGCCCCCTTCGCTCAAATAACGTTGGGATGAGAATGGACAGATCATATGCGTACTGCTTACGAGAGATATACGTTCGCATATCAGCCTCGTAAAACCTCTGATTCCGGAGGTAAAGTCCATCATATGCAACCGCGTGACCCAAGAGGGGATGGCGATGACGGATGATACACAATGGGTTATAAATCGTCTTGTCCCTCAATGCCCCCTTGCACAAGTCTGTGAGTTCTGTGTCACAAAAGAGACTCTTGTACTCCGGACAGTACATCGATCCAAAACGATTGTACATCTGACGCCCGTAGATCGACAGCGTGTTCAGCCTATCACCCTGGAACCCATCATTAAACCAAAGAATACAGTCGAGATCAGGTGTGGCTGCGTTTCGGATGAGTTGGTCGTATCCACGAATCTCCGGGATCATGTCATCTGACACCAAGACGACAATATCCCAAGGATAGTCCACCTTTTCGAGATCTGCATTACACGCCTCGATCTTCGATGTGTTTGCGCTGTAATACAATCCATTCCACGCAAATTGGCTCATAACCCGGAAGAGTTGTTGTTGAACATCGCTTCCAGTCATTGTTGTGTCGTCGACATCGCACGAAACAGCGATGCCCATCAAATCGAGACGCGCTGCCATTGTTACGTATCGGCTCAGTGTAGCAACGAGCTGCTGGGGTCTCGATCGACTTGGACATTTGAGGAGAATACGCATTATTACTGGGACGTAGAAGAGAACATGCCCGATACATCCGAGCTCGAAAGACCAGTCACCTGTTTTCCGGTGCTGTCTGTGACACCGAATACAAAGTTGTAGCCGAAGAGGTTAAGATTGTTCAGCTGGGAGCTGGATGAGCTCGGTGTGGACGACGAACACTCCGTACCCGCCGCATAGAAGCCAGACGCATCTGCGGGTTGGAGCTGGATGGATCCGGTCTTAACCGTGCAGACAGACCCCGAGAACCCGCCGCCCCCGCCAATGACAAGATTTCCACTGGCAGGCATGGGGACACCAGGCAGAAGCGACGAGAGAACAAGGCTGCCGTTCTGGTACACATCAATGTTGCGTCCGTGAATCGAGATTGACACTGAAAACCACGACTGCAGGGGGACGTTCTCTAGCGTGACGGTGAAGGCGGCTCCTGCGCCATTGTTCGATGTCTGAAGACTCGCATCGTCTCCGGGGTACACACTGACTGTGATGTCGAGTGCGTTATCTGTCGGGTGCAGGGTCACGGCCGGAACACTGACACCCGGAGTCATTGCGCTGGTTTGAGCGATAACTCTCTTCGTTTCTCCAAATTTGTAATCCCAGTCTTTAATGTACATCCAGAACTGAAGACTTGTATTGGATCCTGACATTGTAGATGCAACGGTGGATCCGGTCTTGCCATCGACCTGGGTCGAAACCAGGTTAGAAGAGAGAGACGCTCCACTTCCGATTGTCTTTGAAGCCATGTAAAGAATAGCCATAAACAGTCCCAGGACTACGATCGTTCCTGCGATCGGAAGAAACGACGACTTTGGAGCGGATGACTGTGGCACTAAAATCATAGGCTGCGGCGGCTTGGAGACAGATGAACCCATCTTTATGTTTACAAAGGAAAGGTATTCAAGTAATAATGGAAAAACGAACCCCACCCATACCAAGATCATCAGTCGCAATGTTTTGTAACAACTGTGGGGAGAAAGGACACGTGTTCAAGGCATGTGCTGAGCCCGTGCTATCGTGTGGATTGGTTCTGATTAACCAACCCAATGTTCCAGTGAACCCCGAGGACGTGCAGCTACTGATGATTCGCCGAAAGGATAGCATGAGCTTCGCGGAGTTCATGCGAGGAAAGTATGACCCGACCAATACGGAGTATGTCAGTCTCCTCTTTGCGAACATGACTCTTCAGGAGCAGACAGCAATTGTCTGTGAACCCTTTGACACCTTGTGGCGACAGCTATGGGGAGATGACCATTCATCGCCTGAGTACATGTATTCAAAAGAGAGGTTTTCGCGGATAGACCATGCCGAAATGATGCGAAACAACATGTCGCCCTACAAGGAACCCGAATGGGGATTTCCAAAGGGTCGACGCATTCGCACGGAAACTGACATTGAATGTGCGATTCGCGAATTCAACGAGGAGACCAACATCCCCCGTGATGCCTACACGATTATGAAAGACATTCGCCTCGACGAAACCTTCATGGGTCTCAATGGAATTCGGTATCGCCACGTGTACTTTGTTGCGCTACTGACCTCGCCCGAGCTTGTGAATGTCAGTCAGAAGATGACGTACATGCAGCGCCGAGAGATTTCGGGGATTGGGTGGAAGACATTCAAGGAGTGTCGTGGATATATCCGCCCACACCATGTACAGCGCGAGGAAATGGTGGAGGTGTTGGAGAACATTGTCAAGACGTACGAGAGCATGCCGTGATGCCTAGCATGTCCATGACCGCTGTCTGAACACCGAAGGCGTAATGGAATATCTCGGCGATGACCAACCAGATGGCAAAGTGCACCCACACATTTCCATTGAAGAACAGTGCACTTGGAATCGCAAAGGCGGTGAAGGTTACGAGAGTATCGCTAAGCGAAAGACCAAGAAACCGCGTAGAGTGAAATCCCTTACCCGGTACACCGTTCAGATCCTTGTATGGACAGCTCATTGTATCTACGCAAACCTAAAACGTGCGAGATACACTGTGATGCAGTAGGCAACGACACTCAGAATAAACACCCACCACCACACCGGGAACACAGTCGACTCGCGATCCTCTACTCCAAACGGACGAATCCGCCCTTCACGCCCAAAGGCGACGGACGGCTTCAGATAGAGGAAGGCCGCCATAAGGAACAGATAGATGGATACCATCCAGATGCGATGGTTTTTGCGTGTCAGCGGCTCCATTACTTACGGGAGCGACGAGTTTTGCGAGAACGGCGACGGGTCTTGCGACGACGGCCAAGGCCATATGCTTTGGCTGTCGCTACGTCTGCTTTACTGATTGTAACTGGCACAACGCCCACTCGAGCTTGAACACCATTTGCCAGTCGTGTGGCAGTTGGCAGTGTCGCAGGAGGTGACACTGATGGTGTTACGGGAGCCGATGTTGGAGGACTTGGTGTTTGAGACGCTTTCCACACACGATGACTCCGTAGTGTCAAGGACATCTTGTTAACTACTCCGAAACTTTCAACGCACCACAAGATAATGAGCTTCGTCCTTCCGAATCGGAAAGCGTTCGCCGACTACATTACCCGTATTTTTCTCAAATACCGCAAGGATGACCGCGACCCATTAGACGCCGAAGACAAGGGTGTGGATTTGTGTACGAAGCAGTCGAACTCGAGAGAGTTGTTCCCCTACCAGAAGCTGATTCGCGATTATCTCATGATCGAGACGCCGTATCGCGGAATTCTCTTGTATCACGGATTGGGTTCGGGCAAGACCTGCACATCCATCGCAGTTGGACAGAGTCTGATGGACACCAAGACGATATGGGTTCTAACCCCGGCGTCGCTGCGTGAGAATTACAAGTCTGAGCTGCGCAAGTGCGGCGCCCCTGTGTACGTTCTGGAGCAGCATTGGCGGGAGAAGGCGCTGAATGACCAGTCTCGCGCCGAAGCCAAGTCGCTGGGCATCTCCGATGGATTCATTGACCGCACTGGCAAGTACTTCGTAACCGTCGCCGGTGAAAACCCGAATTACAGGGATCTGCCAAAGACAGCCCAGGATATTATCAATGCACAGGTTGAGGACATCATTGCTCAGCGCTTCAAGTTCATCAACTACAACGGCCTGAACTCCAAGAACATTGATACATTCGTCCCCAAGGCCGCCGAGGGAGCCGAGCCGCCGCCCAGTCCGTTCAATGACTGCGTAGTGATTATCGACGAAGTTCACAACTTGATCTCGCGTATTGTCAACTCTTCGGATATCGCACGTCGCCTGTACGATTCCATCTACCATGCAACGAACTGCAAGATCGTCGGCTTGTCCGGCACCCCAGTGATCAACCGTCCCAACGAGATCGCCTATTTGATGAATCTTCTGCGTGGACCCATTGAGAGGATCACCATTCCCTTTGGCAAGTCGACCAGCTGGGACGAGGAAAAGATGAAGACAGCCTTCAAGGCCATTCCAGACGTGGATACCATCGAATTCAATGCCGTCAAGAAATATGCTCTGCTGACCCGCAACCCCCCTCACTTCAGGTCGGTGTACAATGAAGCGGGTGATCGCATTGCCGTGCAGTACAAGAAGGATATCCCCTTCATTCCTGTTGGTATGGACTGGGTCAAGTCCTGGGAGAAGAAGTTTCAAGCAGATGTTGGTGCGGACATCGCAGTTGACCGCGTCACGACTGAGGATCTGGAGTGTCTGCCCACTAAATTCGAGGACTTTGCCAATATGTTCCTTGACGGCCTGAATATCAAGAATCCCCTCCTGTTTGCGAAGCGCATTCAGGGGTTGGTCTCGTATTTCAAGGGAGCAGACGAGCGACTCATTCCCAAGCGAGTTGACGATGACAAGATGCTGGAAAAGGTGAACATGAGTTCCGAGCAATTCGCCCAGTACCTCGATGTTCGTTTCCAAGAGATCAAGGCTGATGCGAAGAAGGCACTGAGTATGAACGATGATGGTGGATCCTACCGTGTGATTTCTCGACTGGCCTGTAACTTTGCTGTGCCCCCTGAACTCAAAGCCATCACAAAGACAGTGGAGAAGGAGTACAAGGATGTGGTCAAGGAGACCGATGTTCCCGACAAGCCAGAAATTTTGGCGGCACTGAAGGCACAACCGGCAAGGTATCTCTCGGCCAAGGCGTTGGAAGCGTTCAGCCCTAAACTGCTGAGGATGCTGACGAACATTGAGGAAACACGGAAGACAGGTGGCAACGAATGGCCGAACCAGTTCGTGTATTCGCAGTACCGTCAGCTGGAAGGCCTGGGAGTGTTTGCGGCCATTCTCGACGCGAATGGATGGCAGCCGTATAAAATCACGAACAAGAACGGCCAGTGGCAAGAGGACGAGATGGCAGACAAACCTGCATATGCCTTCTTCTCCGGCGAAGAGAAGGAAGAGCAGCGCGAGATGATGCGCCAGATCATCAATGCGAGGTACGAATCCAACTTTCCACCCAGTCTGAAGACGAGCATCGAAAAACGTGGAAAGAAACTGCTCTGCATGCTGATGGCTACATCATCAGGTGCTGAAGGTATCACGTTAGCAAACGTTCGTCA